GGGCCTGGATTTGTTGGCGCTGTTCCTGCTTGTTCGTTCTGTGCTCTGGTGGGAGGATTAGCAGGTGGTGTATAAGGAGGTTGATTAGCAGCCTGTGGACTATCAGGTTTAGTAAATAAATTACTCGTTGGTGCTTCATTAAATGTTGGTAGTTTAGCAGCAGGGCCACCTCCACCACCATCATTAGCAAAAACATTTGCCTGTAATTCAACTACAGTTACAGCACCACAAATTCTGGAATCCTGCATTCTATGCACTGGATTAAAGTAATAAAATACATTAGGACTGCCCTCTGCTGTTTCGGGATTACAGTGACCCGGAGCTGGACAGAATGAATCTGGATTTGCAGGATCTGGGGCGTGGTCAATGACCGGAATGTTGTTTATAAAAACCGTTTGAGGATTGGCAGCAATTAATTCGCCACCGCCATGACTGTTAGGATCTCCTTGAACGGCGCATAATGGCATAGTTGTTAAGCTGTTAGGATGCTGTTTCTGACTGGTGTAATTCCTGTTACACTTTGAAAATAAGCATCACTTACCTGTTGATTGGTATCAACTAGACACATGATGTTATTGACTTTGAATAAAAATTCTCCGTCCGGATCTGCTGTCATCATGAATGGCACCATGGCAAGTCCATCCCTGCTGGCAGCAAGAATTACAGGCTTGCTCAGAGTGATACCTTCTGCGGTCTGACCGGTAATTTTACCTACTACTTCGTCTCCGCTAGTCAGCTTCATACTGACAATTTGACCAATTTTATTTTCTTTTAACATAATAATATTTATTGAGTTTTTAACCAATCTACAAGATCTGTGTAGCCGCCAATGGCTTCGTTGTCGATAAAGATTTGAGGAACTGTGCGTGGAGGAACTCCTAGTCGATTAGTTAGTTCTTCAATCAAAGTTTCTCTTGTATCGATATTGATGTAATGCTCGGTATATTCCCAGCCTTTACTTTCAAATAACTTTTTTGCTTGTACGCAGTATGGACAAGCGTCTTTGGTATAAATTTCTACTTTCATTTTAATTGTGATGTATCATAAGTTTGCATAAAGATATCTTTCTTTACTGCTCCGTAATCGCCAGGACCGTGCCTAACGATAAAATCATTGCCAGTAGTATAGTCCAATCTGGATTTATTATATTGTAGAATTACAAAGCCGTCATGATCAGCCAACTTTGCTAGCTTTATAATTTTTTTAGGGCTAGCTGTTCCGTCACCGTTATCATCTTTAAGTTCTTTAAACTTCTCCGGGCCGATAGGATATTTTTCTCCTTTTGGACCAGTCATAATATAATCGCCAGGTTGATATGTTACAGGTCCTTCAAGTGTTTGAATAGTACCTGCAGTTTTGGCTATTTCGAATGGCTCTCTTGCTGGTTTCTTAAAAGTTTTAAAACTACCTGTTTTAAACCAATCATCGGTTATTCCTGGTTGTTCGATTTCATTTATCTTCATTTCTATTCCTTATAGTGCAGGCAGTGCGTCATAGTCAATACTGTCGCTCATTACACCAATAACATAATTGGTACTTTCATTTTCCTGTAATGCTGTTTGCTTCTTACTAGTATCGCTGTGCTTGTTGAACCAAGGAATTGGTGTGGTCTTGGGCGCAGGTTCTGTATATTTAATGCCTATATCCTTGAGCGCATACAAAGCAGTATAATCTACAAAGTCTTTAAGAATATTAGCATTTAATCCAATTACTGGGCCTTTCTTAAACAGATAGTCAGCCCAGGCTTTTTCTTCGCGGATGACATCCATATACATTTGATATACTTCTGCTTCGCATTCTTGTTTGGCTCGAGCAAAGCGAGGATCTTCCTTAACTACTTGATTGATCATCCAAGCAGTCCAACCCTTGTGTAACAGTTCATCCTGTAAGATCAAACTGATGATGTTGCCGTTGCCGATGAAAATCTTGTTCTCGACCATTGCTAGGCTTGTAGCGAATGATACCATAAAGCGGAAGGCTTCCAAAGCATAGCTGGCATTAAGTGCTAGCCAGATTGCTTTAATATGTTTTTCTTCATCAATTTTTTCACCTGTTTCTGTTACACAATTAATCAAATGAAGTTTGTCATAATAAAGTCCTACGCTACTAGCCATGTCAACAATTTCTTTAGTATCATGAATGGTATTGAAAACATCCTTAGGAACATTATAAATGTTGCGAATGATGTGACTGTAGCTACGGCTGTGAATATTAGTTTCAAAGAATGTCCAGTTGTAGACCAATGCTTCTAGTTCAGGCAAACTAATAACAGGTGTAAAGATTTGGCTGGGACCGCGACCTTGTAAACTGTCTAAGGCTGTTTGTCGCAATAGGTTACTAGTGAAGATATGTTTGACTGCATCGCTGGCATCTTTAAAGTCTTGTGCGTCTTTGGTCAAACTAACTTCTTCTGGTACCCAGAAGAAGCCCCGAGCTGTTTTTTCAAAATCAGCAATCTTGTTGTATTTGACTTCTTCAAATCGTTGAATGGTAACTGGACCAGCAGGATCCAAAAACATTTTACGATGAAGATAGTCTGTCTTTGTGTTTAAGTTATATTGTGTTTTTGACATTAGTTGTTTCTCACATAAAATCCTAATCTGCCCGGATGATCTTCATGATCATCGATCCTTATGCAATTATCTGGGCACCGCTGATCTTTCGACCATATGGGGATAAAAAAATCATAGTTTACAGGATCTGTATTATGTCTTAAATGTACTTCAATTATTTTATTGTCTATTATTTCTATATTTAATTTGTCTGCATGTATAGCATCAAATAATGTTGGTAATTCATAAGGATAATTTACTCTTTGCCATAGACTAAATTGTAGTAAATTTTCTAGATCATCTTTAAATCCTTCAAATGTATTACCTTGTTGCCACCGGCCATTAATTTTACTATAATCTATAGTAATATGTCTACCAGTAAAAACTTCACACCAAAAATAATCATGCGGTACAGGATCACCTTTTTTAAAATTGGCAATCCTTGCACCAATTCCACAACCTTGTAGATTTACTATTGGTCTAACAATAAATTTACCATCATAGGGTATATAACCATATCCAGCATTATAATTCAATATGCTGGCTAAGAATAGCTTGTTATACCATACAGTATCATGTGGATATAATTTATAGGCTTCCTCGTCGGTCATTAAAACTGATCTGCTTCAGTACTGTGTTTATTTGCCACGGTACTGGTTGCGCCAACCGCTTCGCTGATTAAATCAAAATATCCAACACCAACTTCGCGCTGATGTTTGACTGTGGTAAATCCTCGCTCTTGTGCAGCAAATTCACGTTGTTGCATTTCGCTGTAACCAGCCATACCACGTGCCTTGTATGCTTCGGCAAGTTCAAATGTAGCAAGGTTAACACTGTGGAAACCTGCTAGTGTAATAAATTGAAACTTGTAGCCTAATTCACCAAGCTCACGCTGGAATGTTTCGCATTCGTCTTCACTTAAAAACTTACGCCAATTAAAACTAGGACTGCAATTATAAGCCAGCATTTGATCCGGAAACTCAGCATGGATAGCATCTGCGAATTTCTTAGCCTGTGCAATATCAGGTGTGCTAGTTTCAAACCATAAGAGATCAGCGTAAGGGGCATAAGCAAGACCTCTTCGAATACAAGCCTCAAGCCCGTTCTTAAACTTATAGAATCCTTCTTCTGTTCGTTCATTAATAACAAAATCCTTGTCTAGTGGATCATGATCACTGGTAATCAATGTGGCTGCTTCTGCATCAGTACGAGCCATAATAACTGTGTCGACACCTGCAACATCACTGGCTAATCTCGCAGCTTGTAAATTACGAATAGCTTGACTGGTGGGGATTAAAACTTTACCTCCCAAATGTCCACATTTCTTTTCACTGCTGAGTTGATCTTCAAAGTGTACTCCGGCGGCGCCGGCTTCAATCATAGCCATCATTAGTTCATATGCGTTTAATGCGCCGCCAAAACCTGCTTCGGCATCAGCAACAATTGGCAAGAAATAATCTGTAGTAACATCACCTTCTGCATGTTCAATTTGATCGGCGCGGCGGAAAGCATTGTTAATGCCTTTAACGACTTGAGGCACTGAGTTTACAGGGTATAGACTTTGATCTGGATATGTTTGTAATGCTGTATTATTTGCTGCTGCCACTTGCCAGCCGCTTAGATAAATTGCCTTAAGGCCGGCCTTGGCATGTTGCACTGCCATCTGACCGTTATAAGCACCTAAAGTATTAATATAAGGTTCGTTGGCCAACAACTCTCTTAACTTATACGCACCACGTTTGGCTAATGTATGTTCTATTTGCAAACTACCTTGCAGTTTACGAACTGTTTCGGTAGTATAATTTCTCTTCTTCATTATGTTTCCTTAAAGTTTACATGCTTCGCAATCTTCATCATCAATAATTGTTTGATTAAAATTTAAATTAATAACATTAGCTGGCTGCTGTTCTTCTACGGCTTTGGCACCGGCCTTATTGATTAAACTATAGTAAAAAGTTTTTATTCCCCACATGTGAGCCAACATTAGGTTTTTAGCAATTAATGTGGTAGGAACTTTTCTATCCGCAAAATAAGCAGGATTATAAAATGTATTAGTGCTGATACTTTGATCTACATAGGCCTGTAACACTGCTGCGGTTTTTAAATATCCTTGGCAGTCCCGCTGATCCCACATTAATTGATATCGATTCTTTAATTTGTGATAGTCTGGGACAACCTGTGTAAAAGATCCTGCCTTACTTTCTTTAGTGCTGATAAGCGACATAGGCATTTCAATGCCATTAGTACTGTTAATAACCACAGAACTAGATTCAACAGGAGCAATGGCCATAAGCGTTGCATTTCGAACTCCATGAAGTTTCATCTCCTTACGTA